CCCGCTGCCGACGCAGATCATCCGCCTGTTTACCGGCAGCGGCATCGGCCAGCGGATCATCACCTCGATCATCGATGGCCTCAAGGCGAAGTTCAGTGCACTCGTCGGCTGGGTGCGCGGCGCCTGGAGCAACATCAGCAGCATCTTCGGTGGCGGTGGTGGCGCTGCACCCGCTGCCGATCCCACGCCCCTCGGCCGCGCGACCGGCGGCTCCGTGCGCGCGGGCATGCCCTACGTCGTCGGCGAGCGGCGCCGTGAGCTGTTCGTGCCCGGCATGGATGGCGCGATCATCCCTCGCATCGCGCGACCCGTCGCAGCCGGCGGCGGCGTCACGATCAACGCCCCCGTTACGATCCACGCAGCGGGTGGCAACGCCATGGAGATCCGCGACCAGGTGCGCGCCGCCTTCGAGGATCTGATGGCCATGGCATCCAGCGGCTACCGCGTTGCACTGAACGACTGACGCCATGGCACGCCCCCTCTTCCAGCTCGGCTCCTTCCAGTTCGATCTGCCCAACGGCGTGCCGCAGTCGCTCGACCGCACGGCCGAGTACCGCTGGGAGCTGCAGGATCGCCTGCTCCGTGATCCGGCTGCGCAGTTCCTCGGCCCCGGCACCCAGGAGATCACCCTCGATGGCGTGCTGTTCCCTGGCTTCAGCGGTCGCCAGAGCACGATGGAGACCCTGCGGGAGCTGGCCGCCAAGGGTGAGCCCCAGATGCTCACCGATGGTCTTGGCAAGGTCTTCGGCAAGTGGGCAATCCGTCGCGTGCAGGAGGGCCTCGGCACTTTCGCGCCCGGCGGCGGCGCGCGGCAGATCACCTTCAACGTCGGCCTGGTGCGCTACGTCGAGGACAACCCCGGGCAGGCCGCCAGCCCGCTCAGCATGAACAACGCCAGCAGCTATGCCGGCGCAGCCGCAACCGCCCTCGCGGGTGTCGCTCCACTCACCGGCGCCGGCTCTGCATTCAAGGCCCTGGACTGGGCCACTAACCCGCAGTTCTCCGTTGCCGCCACCGCAGCGCAGAACGCCGGCTTCAGCCTGGGCCAGCTGGCCAGCATCGCGAAGAGCGTCGCCAACAACGACTACGTGGCCGCTGTGCTGGGTGCATTCGGTATCGCAGGTCTGACGATTGATCAGAGCAACGTCTGGTCAGCCCTCGGCATCGACGCAGCTGGCATCCTCAGCAACATGGCCACCGGCCGTGGGGCGCCGACCACTGCAGTGCTGCTGGAGACGCTGCGCCCGGCCAGCTACCAGACCCTGCAGCAACTCGCCGGCAGCATCGGCGGCGCCAACGGCCTGCGCAACCTGGTGCGCGATGCAGCCACCATCTCCACGGTGCTGGATGTAGACCCGCACGTCACTGCAGCAGTGCGGCAGACCGTGCAGGCAGTCACCGTGCTCACGTCGTCCTACCCGATGCTGCCATGAGCCAGCTCTACGTCACGAGCCAGTTCGATGAGCTGGATCACATCTGCTGGCGGTACTACGGCCGCACCCAGCAGACCGTTGAAGCGGTGCTGCTGGCCAATCCTGGCCTGGCGGACATGCTGCCGATCCTGCCCGAGGGTCTGCAGATCCTGCTGCCTGATCTGCCTGAACCCAGCACCACCGAGACGGTGCGGATCTGGGATCAACTGCCCACGGCGGCCAGCGGCACCGGAGCAGCATGACGACACCAGGCTTTCGCATCGAGGCGAACGGTGGCGACATCACCCAGCTGATCGCTGACCGGCTGATCAGCATGCGCCTGAACGAGCAGGCGGAGCAGCAGAGCGACAGCCTGGAGATCAGCCTGGACGATCGCGAGAAGCGGGTGCCGGTGCCGGCGAATGGGACATGGCTGCGCGTCTGGCTGGGTTACAGCAAGCCGGTCTACATGGGCGCCTTCGCGGTCGATGAGGTGGAGCTCTCCGCCGGGCCCCGCAGCATGGTGATCAAGGCGACCGCCAGCAACACTGCGCCGACCCTGCAGAAGGAGCAGCGCACCAAGAGCTGGCACAACACCACCCTCGGCGCGGTGGTGCAGGAGATCGCCGGCCGCCACAACGTGGTGCCGATGCTCAAGGGGCAACTGGCCAGCCAGCAGATCAAGCACGAGGACCAGACCAACGAGAGCGACCAGGCGTTCCTCACCCGCCTGGCGGAGAAGTTCAAGGCGACCATCAAACCAGCCGACGGCAAGCTGGTGGTGGTGCCCAGGGCGGACAAGGACAACGCCGGCAACGTCACCATCACGCTGGAGGAGGTGACCAGCTGGCGGGCGACGTTGAAGAACCGCGGCGCCTATGGCGGCGTGAAGGCCCGCTACCTGGATCGAACGGTCAACAAGGAGAAGACGGTCTCTGCGGGCGAGAGCGGCGGTGCGCTGCCGGTGTTCGAGGAGAAGCAGCTGCACAAGACCCAGGCGGAGGCGCAGAAGGCGGCCGACAGCCGGCTGCAGTCCCTGCGCGCGGGCGAGGTGCGCGTGAGCATCACGCTGCCTGGGCGGCCGGATGTGAACGCCGAGGGCCTGGTGACGCTGCAGGGCTTTCGCGGCGAGGTGGACGGCACCTGGAACGTGAAGCAGGTGACGCACGACCTGAGCGGATCGGGCTACGTCACCACGGTGGAGTGCGGCACCCAGGGCGAGGAGAACAACGACTGGACAACAGGCCGGGACAGCAGCGGACGCACCACCGCCGGCGGCACGAAGGGCGTGATCGCGCGCACCGGATCAACCGGCGACAGCACCGGCCCGCACCTCGATGCACGGTGGGCGGATCGCCGGCCGATCAGCGCTGCCGATGCCGATCGCTACCTGCGGATCAACGGCAGGGCCCCCAGCTCCTACGGTGTCACCAGCGGTTACGGGCCACGCAACCTGTTCGGGCGATCCTTCCATGCAGGCATTGACTTCGGCACACCATCAGGGTCATCTATCACCCTGATCAACGGCGCGACCTATGCCCGCAATCTGGGCTACACCGGCGCCGGCGGCTATGCCGTCGAGATCGCCACCCCACAAGGCCCGATGCGTCTGCTGCACCTCCAGGCTGGTTCAGCTCGGTGACGCTTTCCTACACTGCCACTGAGGCATAGCTCAGACGATGAGTGCTTTGGCGGCGCGTCTTAAACTGCGGCTTGCGGAGGCTGCCCTCGTGTCTGACCCGGAGAACAACAACGGTTGGGGCGGCCGGCTGGGCGACCTCTCCACGCAGCTCATTGGTGTCGGTGCCATCGCCTTGATCGGCACGTGCATTCGTGTCTGGGCTGGCATGGATGTGATCCAGAGCCAGATCAACACGCTGGTGAAGTCCGACTCCCAGCAGGATGACAAGATCGAGCTGGTGCGCACGGAAGTCAACAACCTGCGCGTGCAGGTCGGCATTATTCGCGCTCAGATGGGCGCAGGACCAGCAGGACTGGGCAGGCCATGATCGCTGACATCACCTTGTTCTTCGAGCACTGGAAGGGTCTGCCGCATCAGCGCGCCGCGGCGCAGCAGCTCTGGGAGGCGGTGCCGGCCAGCCTGAAGAAGGACGACGCAGCCTGGTACGAAACCTGGAAGGCAGCCGGCAAGCAGGAGCAGCCGCGATCCAAGACCAACCCGCTGCAGGTCCGCTACTTCAGCCAGCGCGACAGCGCCACCGAGCACGCCCTCCGGATGTGCTTCAGCAGCTCCTGCGCCATGCTGCTGGAGACGCTGAAGCCCGGCACCCTCCAGGGCCCCAACGGCGACGACGCCTACCTCGGCCGGGTGCTGCGCTACGGCGACACCACCGAGGCAACCAGCCAGATCAAGGCGCTGCAGTCCTACGGCATCGAGGCCAGCCTGGTGCGGAACGCCAGCTGGAAAACCATCGAGGGCCAGATCGACCGAGGTATCCCGGTGCCGATCGGCATCCTCCACAAAGGGCCCGTCACGGCACCAGCCGGCGGTGGCCACTGGATCTGCGCGATCGGGTACTCCGACGATGCGATCGTCTGCCACGATCCATTCGGCGACCTCAACCTGGTGGCCGGCAACTACGTCAACAACTGGGGCGCACGGCTCCGGTACTCTCGCCAGAACCTCGGATGGTCGAAGGGCCCAGCACCGGCTGGGCGATCATCGCCACACCCTGATGCAACTCTCCGACCTGATCCGCATCTACCCCGGCGTGCTGCCGGCCGGGCGATGCCAGGAGTTGATCGATGGCTTCGAGGATCGCGTCAGCGATCACCTGGTCAACACCGGCCCTGCACTCAGCTTCGCTGAGCTGAACATCACGCAGCACTGGCAGGATGCGCACGAGATGGCCTTCGCTGCGGTGCTGCCATGGTTTGAGCAGTACAGCCGCGACCTGGGCATCACCGGCCTGCAGTGGCCCGCTGAGCTGGCGTTCGAGGAGCTGCGGATCAAGCGCTACCGCGCCGGCGGCGAGGATCAGTTCGCACCGCATGTTGATGTGGGTGATCACGCCAGCGCGCGGCGGTTCCTCGCGGCGCTGCTCTACCTCAACGATGTCGAAGAGGGCGGCGAGACGGAGTTCATGCAGTGGGGCCAGGCCATCCGGCCCCGCGCCGGCACTCTCCTGCTGTTCCCACCGCTCTGGCCCTGGCTGCATGCCGGACGGCCGCCGATCTCAGGGCCGAAGCACATCCTCAGCACCTACCTCCACTACACCTAGCCTGAAAGGAGCTCACGTGATCAACACCATGGATGCCAACACCGCTGCGATGATCGCCATCGCCATTGCCGCCGGCAGCGAGATTATCGCCCTCTCGCCGCTGAAGGCCAACAGCTTCGTCCAGCTGGCCCTGCAGCTCCTCCGCCTGGCGTTCCCCCGC